CAGCGTATTGTTGGGCTCTCCCAAGTCAATGTCGGCATAGAATCCAGCAACCTGTAACTTACGCAGCTCGTTTTCCGTCTTTCGCATAACGTGCGTAACGCGAGGGGACGTTTGAATGTCGGACGCGCCGTAAGGCACAACCAGATCTTCAGCCGGAACGAATATTGATGTTTGTCTGTCAAAATTTGGATCAAAGTAGACTTTCTTAAAAGCATTACCAGACAAACCAAGACCCCAGACCATTCTTTCGTGCTCTGGCCTAAACTCTGTCATTACATCCGTCAGCTGATAGTTCATATCATCTTGAACACGGGTCGCAGCGTCTTTTTTCTCGGGGGTTTCCTTGCCAATGATCTGGGTCTTCACTGGCCCAGCTGCAGGAAACGTGCTCATCATGATTTCAGCTTGGAATTTAACCAAAGCTTCTGACAATAATGGGTGGTAAACACCGCAAGCACCAATCCAAGGGTCGGCGCGCTCTTCAATCTTCATCCCCAAGAGCTCTAACCCGTCTACATAGGTCTGCATCCAGTCTTTACGGGAGTTGACGTCATCGTCATAGTCGCCAACTAGGTCAGTCACTATCCCAGTTACGATAGATTCGTCTAAATAATCAACTAAGTTAGCGTCAAAGTCATCTATCTCTTCGCCGCCAATTGCTATTTCCATCCCACCCATACTAATTGTGACCTCTTCAGGGTCAACAATCTCAATTTCAATGCCGCCGTCCTCTTCGGTATCAGGCATTAGGGCTTCTAAACCCTCTGGTGCGGCGTAAAGTGATTTTTCAATGGACATATGTATCCTTAGTAGTAAGAAACTTTGCGTCTAAACGAGCGAACTTCGTCCTCTTCGTCTGTCTGCAAGCGTATAAACCCGCCTTTTCTGAACCTTATCAGAGCCTGCGTAGAAGAGTCAACTAAGTCATCGTGGTCTGAGTTTGGGAACGCAGCCATTTCTTCCATTAACTCATCAGCCCAGCGCGTAGCTGGCGCCCAAACCTTACCGCTGGCAAACAAATCAGATACAGAATTGATCCTCACCATCTTATCATTACCTCTAGACGGCGTAAACTCTTGAACAGGTATCCCCATCGCCCTGAGTTCATAAATCAATGGCGCTCCGGACGCCTTGGCCTCAACGATAAACGCATCTGGCTCCCACTCTTTATAGTGATTAAAGGCTTTCTCTTTTAACTCTGGGAATTCCATGCGCTTTTTAAACGCATCTAACAAAATAATATTCGCATCGTTCTGGTTCTCGTTCAAATAGAAAACCCCCCAAGTCGTACAAGCTGAATAGTCAGAGCGTTCGTTTTTAGTAAACGCCGTATCCCAAGACTGGATCACAAACTCGCACTTAGGCGGGTCTTCGTCTGTCCATTCTTTCCACCACTCCCGCTTAACAATCGCGCCTTGTTCACTAGTCGGGCTCTGTTGATACTGGGCATTCCACTTAGCCGCAGGCAGTTCAGACTGTAGGGCGTGTAGTTCTTCTAGGCTCCAAAACTCTGGCCATAAAGGATTTCCCGATGGGAGAATTGCAGGGAAGTCAATTACTTCCCAGTCATCGTTTCCGTCTTTATCAATCGCAGACTGCAAGATCCGGCCAGTCAGATCCCTCTTGGCCCAGCGCGTCATCACGACAATAATCGCACCACCCGGCTGAAGACGTTGACGAGGGCCAGAGGTGTACCACTCATAGACTTTATCAAAGACAGAGTTATCTCCTTGGGCCAAGGCGGCTTCTTGTTCAGAGTGGGGATCGTCAATGATTAATAGATCAGCACCTTTACCTGTTACTGTACCGCCTACCCCGATAGCAAAATACTCTCCGTTTTTATTTGTAGACCAACGTCCAGCGGCTTTACTGTCTGACCTTAAATTAACATTGGGGAATATCTTAGAGAACGGCTCACTGGCTACTAAGTTACGAACCTTACGGCCAAAGCCCACCGCGAGTTCTGCTGTATTGGAACACTGGATGATCTTCTTACTGGGATCCCGTCCCAGAAACCAAGCCGGCAACATATACGAAGCAAACTCAGACTTCGTATGCCGTGGGGGCATATTGATGATCAAGCGTTTAATCTTTCCAGTCGCGATCTCTTCAAACTTCTTAGCCATGACTTTATGGTGGCGGCCATCAATGAACCCCGGCCACATAGCATGGGCGAACTTATTAAAGTCATCAAAGGCTTCTTCTCTTTGTTGGCTGGCTTCTAATGCGTCAAGGTCGTCAAGGTAAGAGGCTTGTTCGTTAGAAGGCATCTTAAAGAAAGTCACAGCGGCGGCCTCGGCTTCTGGTTTCGTAAGGTTAAGAGCAAACATCACCCTCCTTACAAACAGGTCGCGCTCCTCTTGCATCTCCAGTTGTTGTTTTTTGTTCAAGGAAGGTTCCTCAACTTTAAGTAAGACGGGCGCACACTACGTGCCGAATGAACACTGCGCCTGCATATCCCTAAGTCACAGAGCTTCTTCACAACCCTGTGTACATTCCCCCGCCCTCTATCTCCAGTATGAAACATGATGTCATCTATAGAAGGCCCATATCCATAGTTCCTCCAATACTCATCTATCACAAGGAACACAGTCCTTTGCTTCTCAGTCATACACGCCCCTATACACGCCTCTAACGTTTGCTTAATCGCTTCTTTATTCTTATGTATCATTGTAAGAATCTGTAAGTTTCATGTAAGTTTCACTATCGTCACTGACAGATGTGGAAAAAATATACCCCACCCCTTTTTGTATACATAAACATAGGGGGGGTCATTCTGTATCAAAGTCGAGGATCTGCTCATCTGGATTTTTGGAGGGCCCCCCCTCTTTTTTTTCTGGTGTTTGAATGTCAGAGTCTAATGTTTGAATGTCAGAAACAGTATGTGATAGGGCGCCCGGCGCGCGGGGGCCTGCAGGCGGGGCCCCGGGTGCGGTGGGTGCGCCGCTGGCAGCCTCCGAAGTGGCAGCCCCTCGAATTTCTTCCATCAATTCCAGAGCATCGGTGACCGGGCCAGCGCTGGGCGCCCGCTGCTGCAGCCTATCGAGCAGCCGGGCCCGTATGTCAGCGCTCTTGTGCACGATGGTGCTCTCTTTACGCTCAAGGAAGGCTCCGACTTCGAATAGGTTACCGATCAGCTGCAGCGCTCGCATACGCTGGGCCGGTGGGAACTCTGGGTTTAGTGTGTGCTCTACCAGCTGCTGCACCAGCAGGGCCTTCAATTGTGCAGGGGTTCGATGTTTCTCCGCTTCTATTGCCAGCTTATACGCTTCAACCTCACGCTGTATTCTAGGATCGGCCGCGAGCTTATATGGCGCCGTCACAATGGTTGACTTGGCAGGCTTTGGGTTATAGCTTTGCCGGTATGCTGCAGCCTTAGTGTTACCGAGTGCAACGGCATGAGCGAAGGCCTTAGCCTTGCTGCTGATCTTGGGTGTTCTACCCTCTCCGCTGCTTAACAGCGATTCAATGGGGACTTGCTCAAAGCCGGCTTTTATTTGCGCGCGTGTTAACTTTTGAACCATGGTGTTTTCAATGGGTATGAAATAAGAATCCCGAACATAGCAGACCACGCGCAGCAATGCAAACCACCACGGCCCAGCTGGCCATCATGGCCTATCAGCTCACCAGCTGCAGCAGCTCACCCCTCCCCAGGATTATTGCCGGCCAATTTATTTTGCATTAACTGTAAAAAAACCCCTTGACAAGTCAACACATGACATTATGTAATCGTTATTCATGTTTTAACCACCACCGAAAGGAACCCTATGAAACCTCTCTACCTTATCGCCTGCAGTAGCGCCAAGCTGGGCCACGCTGCACCAGCTGCAGAGCTGTATCAGGGCCAAGCGTTCAAGCTGGCCATGGCCGCAGTAGAGCGGGCCGGCGCTGATGTAATCATCCTCTCGGCCCTACACGGCGCCGTGAGCCCCACGCGCCAGCTGCAGCCCTACGATCGCGCGCTGTGTGACATGAACACCCAACAACGCAAGGTCTGGGCCGGCATGGTCGCGCAGCAGCTGCAGCAGCATAAAGACCGCGCTATAACTGTGCTGGCCGGTAAACACTACGCCGCCGCCGTTGACTATTTCCCGAACGTATCGCGCCCGCTGGCCGGGCTGGGTATCGGCCAACAGCTGGCAGCGCTTAAGAACCTAAACACAACGACCGAAGAGCTGGAAGCGCTCGAAGAGCTGGCCCTTGCCGACTACAGGGCCGAAGAGGCCGACCGCCGGGCCGCTTGGGCCGCCGGCTGGGATATTGGCAGCGGCGCCGTATTGCTGGCTAAGGTTCGACTCGGGAAGATACGCGACCAGCTGCACGACCTCGACCACGAAGGCCGGCGCGAACTCGAGCGCGAAGCCCGGGCCGACTACGCCGAGCGCGCAGCCCTCATGCTTGACGATGCATAAACCCCAACCAACCAAATGGAAAACCATGGAACCAATGAAACACCACCAACACCGACAGCACTACAGCCCGGCCGCCGAGCGCGCCGAATCACGCGCTGCAGCCGGTGCAGACTTCGCGGCCATTTTGCTAGTGGCCGGCGCCCTGACTGTGGGCGCCCTTTTTTACTTCGACATTTTTACAAAGGGGTTTTAACCATGGGAAACAGAGCCGTTTTAACTTTCAACACCGCCCGCAATGCGCCTGCAATTTATCTGCATTGGAACGGAGGCCGGGCCAGCGTTCAGGGCTTTATAGACGCGGCCCGCGCGCTGGGCCTGCGCCATGCGCCAACAGCTGCAGCACAAGCCGAAGCGCTCGACCAGCTGGCCGAAATGATGGCCCGGCATTTTTTCCGCTGCAATGTGGGGATGACAGTCTACCGCCAGCAATACGGCACCAGCGACCGCGACAACGGCGATAACGGCACCTATTTACTGGGCCGTGATCTATCCATTATCGAGCGCCTATACAAAGCCGGCCCCGATGAAATAAACCCGGCCAAAACCGCCGCAATTGTCGAACAGATCACGGCCACCGCGCCCGCATTTAACTAAGGGGCTGCAATGCTTTACACATTCATTCGAAATAGCGGAAACCGCAAAACCGGCCCGCTGCCTGTTACTTACAACCTCCGCGACACTTGCCCGCCCGGCTGCGCCCTTTACCGGGCCGGCTGCTATGGTGAAGATTTTCATACCCGCATGAGCTGGGACAAGGTACCCCAGCGCGGCGCCCCGGTGCAGCAGCTGGCCGGCCACATTCAAAGCTTACCGCCCGGCCAAGTGTGGCGTTTTGCTGTAGTGGGTGATCTGCCCGGCAAGGGTGAAGCAGTAGACGCCCACGCGCTGGGCCTGATCGTGAAGGCCAACCGGGGCCGGCGCGGGTTTACCTACACGCACAAACACCAGCCCGAGGCCCTGCGCTGGGTGAAACACGCCAACGCTTGGGGCTTTACGATAAACCTAAGCGCCGACAATGCCGGCCACGCCGACAAGCTGGCCAACACCGGCGCCGGGCCCGTTGTTGCCGTTGTGCCCATGGATACGCCAAAAGTCAGCCACACCCCAGCCGGGCGCCTAATCGTGGTCTGTGAGGCCCAAACCCGAGACGAAATAACGTGTGAGTCATGCGGGAATTTCGAACCATGGTGCAGCCGGGCCGATCGTGATTTTATTGTGGGTTTCCGGGCCCATGGCAGCAAGGCCAAGCAAACCGACAAGCTGGCCCGCCGAGTCATTCCAATTTTGAAAGGTTGAATTATGCTTAAAACAATGCGCGCAAAATACCCCGGGAAGTGCAGCCTATCAGGCGCCCGCATAAACCCCGGGGATTTCATCATTTACAACACAGAAACCCGAACGGCGGAGCTGGAGCCTGACGCCGACACAATCCAATTTTCAACCACCAGCCCGCGCGTGAGCGATGTTTACAACTTTTCGGGCCGCGAGTTCTACCGCAACAAAAAGGGCCGTTGTGAAGACGCGCCATGCTGTGGCTGCTGCACCATATGAACATCACAGAACCGCGCACCATGGCCCAGCTGCTGGCCGATGGATACACGCGCGACCAAGTTTATAACGCAGTTAAACGCGGGCAATTGGTAAACCTTGCAGCCCGTGACGCTTGGGGCCGCCGTACCCACGGCCCGGGCCTATTCTCAAACCCTGCAGCGCCGGCCTACAACGCCGGCCCGCTGCTTTCCGCATGGAGTCAATCATGACAGACCAAGAAATAATCAACTATTACTACGGGCCCCGGCCCGGGTTAACGCTGCAGCAGCTGGCCATCATGACGGGCCGCACCACCGCGCAGCTGTGCAAAATTTTATTCAACTGAGGCCCATCATGAAGCAAACTGAACACACCTATATTCAAGCCGGTTACAAAGTGGCCCGAGCCATCAAAGCCGGAAGCGCAGCGCGCGCCCGGGCTGCAATCCAAAATTTTGATCTGCTGCTGGCCCTTGAAGCAGAAGCCGACAGGGCCGAGGCCCGGCGCCTTTATGTGCTGGGTTATAACGAAGGCCAGCACTAACCGCCCGCCGCCCACCACGCACCGGCCCCCGGGCCGGACAGGCCGCCCGCAAGACCAGCGCACAAGCTGGCAGCACGAGGCTATTTATCCAACTATTCAAGCCAGTAAAACGAGGCTATTTTTTAACTCAACAAACGGAGATTTTTAAATCATGACTGTATCTAAGATGATTATTGAGCAAATTCAATGCGTTTATTTTGATTTGAGCGACCTACTGGAAAAGCTGGATTGTGCAGCGATCAAGCTTGAAGACTTTGAAGAATTCGAGAACTTACAAGAATTCATCATTGAACAAAAGCAAAAGATGGCTGACCTTGAAATTTCTTTAACGGAGTAAACCCATGAAATACGATGTAACAATTCAGGCTATTGTCACCAAAACCTACACAGTTGAGGCCGACACCGAAGACGAGGCCTATCAAGTGGCAAACAATTATTTTAGTCTTACCGAAGAGTTCGGC